TGAAAGCGTTAAACAAACTATTGAGTATTGGATATCCGAGTTAGGTTATGATGATGAATTTATCGTAACTAATAAACATATTAGACATAAAACTACAGGCTCATTGTTTATCTTTATGGGCTTACGTTATAATATTCAAAAGGTAAAGTCTTTAGGCCGAATTGATATTTGTTGGATTGAAGAAGCTGATAAGACTTCAAAGAATACACTTGATAAGCTTGTACCCACAATTCGTGGCCGCTCTAAGTTTGAAGAAGATAGAGGAGGACCGTTCGGAAAAGGCCCTGAAATTTGGGTTTCATTCAATCCTGATCTTGATGAAGATGAAGTTTATAAGAGATTTGTTTCTCAGAAGAATCTTTTTGCTCCTGATTATGTGTTAGTTAATAATGAAACTGATGAAATTGTTTTAAATGCTGATGGCTCTATTTTCGTTCCTGATCCAAATGATTATGTAGAAAATAATCAATTCTCAGTTGTTAGATATTGCATATCAAAGAAGGTAAACTATTGGGATAACAAATGGTTTCCTCCTGATTTGCGCCTTGAAATGAGCATCATGAAGGCGTCAAATCCAACTAAGTATTTAGAGGTTTGGGAAGGTAATACAAAGCAAGTCCTGGAAGGTGCTATTTACGCTGATGAGCTAAGAGAGGTTCTAAAAGAGCGTAGGAGAGGACTTGTCAAATATGATCCTAGTAAGCCAGTTTTTACATTTTGGGATTTAGGCCATTCTGATAAAACAGCTATTTGGTTTATTCAGCGGATTGGAATGGAATTTAACGTAATCGATTATTATGAAAATCGATTAAAGAAAATGCCGTTTTATATTACTATGTTACAGGAAAAGAAATATAATTACGGTGCTCATTATTTACCTCACGACGGAGATGCTGAGACCTTATCGAATGTTACTCCAAAGAAACAACTAGAAAAAGTATATCCTAAAATAGTTAAGTTGACTGTTAGACCATCTAAAAAAGCTGTTGGTATTAATGCCGTTCGCTCTGTCTTACCGCTTTGTAATTTTGATGAAGTAAATACATCTGAAGGTTGGCAGTGCTTATCACGATACGCTTATGAGGTTGATGAGGAAACAGGAGTGTTTAGCCGTGAACCTGAGCATGATACACCTTGGTCTCATGGTGCTGATGGTTTCCAGACATTCGCATTAAGCCTTAAAACAGAGACAGAAGCGAAGAAGCCTAAGACACTTCCATCTAAACAAAATACAAGAGTTGTGAATTTAAATATAGCTAACAACAATGGGTGGATGGGATGAGCTATGACCCTGAGCTAGTGAAACAGTTGTTAGGTGAACAAGTAGCTGAATTATTTGACGGAACAATCGAAATAGAGCCTGCTAAAGAATCTGATTTGATATATGGAAATTTGCACGTTGGTGACAAGCTAACTTTTAAATTTAAAAATAATCATTCTCCACAGCGGCAATTTGTAGTTACTCAAAGTTATCGGAAATAAAATAACATGGTTGATATTACAAATGACGAAAAGATTGTAATTGAAGCTCATAAGCGATTTCATGCTTGCGAGCAATATGAAGCAACAGCTAGAGCTAATTTCGATTATGATTATAAGTTTGTACATGGCGATAGTATCAATATGTATCAATGGGATTCATGGGTAGTAGGAGATAGAGTCGCCAACCAACGTCCATGTTTAACCATTAATAAGACAATGCAGCATTGTCTGCAAATTATCAATGACGGTAAGCAAAATAAACCTGGAGTAAATATTCGTCCTGTTGGTGATACAGCTTCTTATGAGGCTGCTCAAATTTATCAAGAGTTAGTTAGGCATATTGAATACAACTCTAATGCTGAAAATGTTTATGATAATGCATCAGAGTTTCAGGTTTATGCAGGTATAGGGTATTGGCGAATTGTAACTGATTATATCAGTGATAAGAGCTTTGATCAGGATATCTATATCAAGCGAATTAAAGACCCTCGCTCAGTCTATCTTGATCCTAATATTAATGAGGTTGATGGTTCTGATGCTAATTTTGGCTTTATCTTTACTGATATGCCAAAAGATTTATATGAGGCTGAATATCCAGAATTTTCAGATATTGGTGGAATGTCAGCTCTTGGTAATACAAGTTCTGGTTGGTTTACTAATGATCATGTTCGCGTAGCTGAATACTATAGGAAAATCAATAAAAAAGATAAATGGGTATCTTTCCTAACTCCAAATACCAATGAGCTAATTGAATCATTCTGGAGTGAATTACCGCCAGATGGAAAAGATATATTTACTGAGATTGCTAAGCGTGAGAATAATTTACCAATAAGCCAAAAGACTGCTCGTAAAAGAGATGTTGTTCGCGGTGAAGTTGAATGGTTTAAGATCGCCGCTAACAAAATTATTGAGCGTAATCCTTGGCCCGGTAAATATATCCCAATCATTCGTATTGTGGGCACAGAGACTATCATTGATGGTGTATTAGATCGTAAGGGCCATACGAGAGCGTTACTTGATCCACAACGTATCTATAATGTTAATTCATCAGCTAATGTTGAATATGGAGCATTGCAAGCTAAGTCACCTATTACAGCTCCAGTTGCAGCTGTTGAAGGTTTTGAAGAATACTATAAAACTGCTAACGTTATTCCTCATGCCTTTTTACCATATAACAACTATGATGAGGATGGTAATAAGTTAGATCGTCCTGAAAGAATGGCGCCTCCTCAACCATCACCAGCTTATGTGAAGCAATTAGAAATTGCTCAAAATGAGATGATGATGGTTACTGGTCAATATCAAGCTCAAATGGGCGAAAATGAAAATGCTAAATCTGGCATCGCTATTAACGCGCGCCAACGTCAAGGTGATAGAGCTACTTATCATTTTATTGATGGCGAAGCTATTGGAGTCCGTTATACTGGTAAGCAATTAATTGATTTGATTCCTAAAATTTATGATACAAAGCGTATTATTCGTATTGAGGCTAAGGATGGATCAATTATTAATTTAACAATTGACCCTGAAGCTAGCCAAGCATTTCAAAAGCTTATTCCAGACGAGCAACCAACAAGCTCAGAAGAATCTATTATTAACGTCATCTTCAATCCTAATGTTGGTGATTATGCTGTTCAGTCTGATACAGGGCCATCATTTGCAACCCGTCGTCAGGAAGCATTTAATGCGTTAACACAGATTGCAGCTCAGAATAAAGATTTCATGGGAGTTGCGGGCGATGTTCTTTGGAAAGTTGCTGATTTCCCTGAAGCTCAAATTCTGGCTCAACGTTGGAGGCGAATTATTCCTCCTAATATTCTTGGCGATGCTCCAAATCCACAAATGACTGAAGCCTTACAGCAAGCATCTCAGAAAATTGAACAGCAACTAATGATTATCGCCAAGCAAACTAAGGAGCTTGCCGATAAGGAACGTGAGTTAGATATCAAAGAACGTGAAATTACATTACGTGAAAAAGAAGCTTCTGTTGAACAGCAACGCTTAGATTATGATGCTGAAACCAAACGTGTTACAGCTCTTGGTAATAGTGGCCCTGGTCTTGCAGTTGAGCAGATTCAGCCAGTCATTAAACAGCTTCTTTTAGGAATGCTTAAGAATGGTGAATTAAGTGATGCTGAAATTATTCTAAATAATGGTCCTCATGAAGGCGGTACGCCACCATCTGATATTGGCGCGGATGTTGGTGCTGATATGTCACAGTCAATGAATGGTGGTGATAATGCCGCTTAGTGATTATATTGCTCAACCTCAACCAACTGACTCTATTGGAGCTGATACAGCTGGGACAGGTAGCAGCTTAATCAGTGGTGCGGCGCAAAGAATAAGAGATAGACTTTTAGGCACAAATGGTGTAGAGCGTTACCAAACGTGGCCGGAACGAATGATTCGCTCTGGTGCCACGCTTGCTGGAGATGTAATGTCGGGAAAAGAGCCCACTCAAGTTATTGACCCAATTACAGGAGAAACGACATTATCCCCACATATGATTGGCCGTACCCTCGATATGGCGGGGCTTGCCGGAACCGGGGGATTAGCTGGAACAGGTGAGGCTGGTTTAACCAGCCAGATGCTTAAGCCTTCGTCTGACGTTACGCTAGGGGCTGGCCCTTTCCTGCGTCCTGCTTTAAAATTTAAGGATCGTATTTATAAAGCTCCACCTAATGGGCAACACCTAGACGCATTGCCTCCTGAAATGTACAATGAGTTCCAAAAGGCGGCAATGAATGGTGATGATATCTCAAATTATAATTTTGGCTTCATGAATCACAAAGGACAGTTTTTGTCCCGTGAAGCTGCATTAGACTATGCATTAAAAGAAGGTTTGTTAAATCCGAATAGTGAAGCGGCTAGAGCTGGAACACTAACGAGCACGATGGATTTGATGGCTGATTCGAGCAAACCAGCAGCAGCAATTAAAAGCTTAGAAAAACCTAGTAGCTTGAATAATCCTGAAGCTCCTAGTTTAGCTCATATGCTAAAATCAAGAGTTGAAGATGTGCCGCTTGATAAAGTGCGTGATCCTCAAGGAACTGCAATGGATTGGACTCAGCTTGATAATCGTAAGCAATATGATCCTTTGATTGCAGGATTTGAAGATAAGCCAATCGCAGTTAGAAAAGAGAATGGTGAATATCTTATTTATGATGGCAGACATAGGACTGTCATGGATATGAATAATGGAGCTAAGACTAAACAAATGTATGTAATAGATGCTAAGAGCTATGATCCTGCTAATTCTGGTGTAAAGCCTTCAGCTTCTAAAATTACTGATGATGAATTATTACAACAATTAGAGTCTAAATAATTATGCCGCTTAAAAAAGGTGCTTCTAAAAAAGTCTTACGTGAGAATGTAGAAAAGCTGATGCATGAGGTTGGCAAGTCTCCTCATGTACAAACAAGAGAACAGGCTTTAGCAATTGCTTATTCAAAGCAACGTGAATCAAAGAAGAAAAAGAAATGACTAAATTAGTAAATCAACTTATCAAACCTGAATCAATCCTCATTGAACAAACTGCTTTACAGATGGCAGCTGCTTTTTATGAACATGGTCGCAGTCTTGGATTTACATCAAAGTATAAAAATCCTAGAGACTATGCTAAGAAGAATGTTGAACGTTTCATTCCATTAGCTGTTAATCAGTTAATGGATATGCTTGCTAGTGATGCTATTAGCAAAGAAATGAAAGATGGTATTTATGATGCTTTCCTTGAGCGTGCTAATGATCCTGAGTTAAGTAATAACGGCATCAAAGCGTTTGAAAATATCTTTGCTGAGACTTTTGTTTCTGACAAAGTAGTTGAACAAAAGCCTGTTATATGGAATACTCCAACAATTGATAGCTTC